GATATAATAACGATCACTTAAGAGTAGGTTCTTACTTACATTCTGGAAGTGGTAAATATGCAGAAGTTAAAATTGATAACAGAAATCAACAAGGTTACTCTTTAGAGAAACATGCTTTGTCTACGATCGTAAGTGAAGAAGACTTTGCAAATGTTGAGCAACCATATGAAGCTGAAAGCGATGCTACTGAGCATGTTACTAGCTTACTTTGGACTGAAAAAGAATTAGGTTTATCTACTACTCTAGGAGATGATTCTATATACTCAGCTTCAAATAAAGTTACTTTATCTGGTACTGATCAATATAATGATCTTTCTGGTTCAACTCCGTTAGAAGATTCTATCGTGGCTCGTCAAGCAATTGCAGCTGCAACTGGAACTCGCCCTAACATAGCTATAACTAGCAGAGAAGTTTTTGAGTACATGAGAATTAACCCATCAATTCTTGGATCTTTAGGTTATAAAGATAATCGTCCAGGTGGATTAGAAATGGCTGAATTAGCTAGAGCATTAGGCGTAGATGAAATCGTTATCGGTGAAGCTATGTACAATAATGCAGTTGAAGGACAAGCAGATAATTTTGCTCCAATCTGGGGTAAGAATGTTATATATGCAGTAGCTCCAAAAACAGCAGCTAAAAATCAGATTTCTTTGGGTTACAGAATCCAAAAAACTAATCCTCGTAGAGTATTTAAAAACGCTTTAGATAATCCTCCAGGATCAAAAGAAATCTTAATTGATGATTGGTATCAACAGCTTATCGCTAATATCGATGCTGCTTACTTGATCAAAGATGCAATAGCTTAATTAACAATTTAATAGGAATTTAAAATGGTAAATGAAGTTAAAAAAGTTGATGAAGCTGTAAAGTCTGATCAAGAAGCTAAAATTGAGAGAGCAAAATCTGATGCCGAGGCTAAAGTAATAGCTGCGGCTGAGGCTGAAGAGAAAGCTTTAGTTCAATTAACTCTTGGTGAAGCGGAAGCTCAAGCGGATGTACTTAAATCTGATGCTGAAAAAACTGCTGCTACTTTTATTTCTAGAGCCGAAGAAGAGGCAAAAGAAATAACTAAGAAAGCAGAAAAAGAAGCAGAGGAAATTATAGCATTAGCTAAGAAGTCAGCTGAAAGTATTATTAAAGAAGGTGAAGGTTCTTTGAAAGAAATCAAAGGAGCTAAATATATAGCTGTTAATAACATCAAAGAAAACGGTGTTAGAATAGCTATAGGAAAACCTTATAATGGTAAGAATGCTAAGAAATTGCTAGAATCAGGCGCGATAAAAAAGAACTAATCCTTTTTATTATGGGGAGTTTGATTTTATGTATCACTCACCCCACCTAATTTTGGTAAACAAAAATGACTTACGCACTAGCAACTGACATAGCAAACGAATTTAGATTTATTGAGTTCAACAACGAAACAGATCCGGAATTAAAGAGTGATATTAGCCTAGCTAGAGTTAATACTTTTCTAGATGAGGCGGATGCAGAAATAAATCTTTGCCTGAACAACAAATACATCACCCCAATTACAGGAACCGAATCCCTGAAAGTTTTAAAGAGAATTGAGATAGCAATAGTTTCATCAAGAGTTGCTTCATTGATAGATTTAAAACAATTCACAAATCAATCCAAAACCATCAAGCAAGAATTTAATAAAAGTAATTATGCTGAAAATGCTAGAAAATTATTGCAGGAATTGAAGGATGAGAAACTTACACTAGTTGATGCAGAGTTGATTGATACGGATTATGGTATGACATCTAGTCTAGAGTGCGATTCTACAGCTGAGCCTATATGGAAGAAGAGAGTTGAACAATGGTAGGTTCAGTTTCCTATGATATTGAGAATGATAAAGACTTCATAGATTTATTAGATAAAGTTGGTAAATTAAGTTTAAGCCGTTTCGTAATGGGAGAGGCAGCTAGAATTATCAAGAAATTTTCTAAGGCAAACTTTACACTTCAAGGCAGTGGTCAATATCCTCCACTATCAGCAAGATACGCAAAAACAAAATCAAGATTAAGACCCGGATCACCTATATTAGTTTATGATGGAGATTTAAGAGATTCTATTGTAAAAAAGACTAAGGATAGCATCTTAGTTATTGGTGAGGCTTTTCTTATATTGGGCACGAAAGTACCATATGCAATATTCCATGATCAGGGAACAAAGCATATGCCCCAAAGAAAGCCTTTGTTTCTAACTGAGAAAATGGTAGTTCAGATAGTCAAGGTTTATGAGGCTCATTTGGAAAAAACTTTAAATAGGTTATAATATGGCAACATGCAAAATTGATATAGAAGTAGTAGAAGATAAAATATTAGAAATAATTAAAGCGGCTTTACCTGCAAAATTAATTGAAATTAATACGGAGAAAGGTGATACATTACTTACTAATATTGCTGAGAAAAATTACCTCCCTGATTTTTACCAAAAAGAATTGACCCCACCACTATTTATATTCTATGGAATAACTGAGCCAGAAGTGACAAGTAATGGTTCTGATTTCGCCACAACATGGACGGTATTCTATCATATTTTAATAGAGGATATAAACAAACTTTCACTTATGAGAAAAAAGGTGTTGCGATACACTCGTGCATTATATGAAGTTGTGTGTGAGAACAGTGATAAGATAAGTCGTTATGGTAATATTCCAGAAATATCTAGCTTGACACCTCAGGACGTTCACGATATTGTAAATGAAACACCTTATAAGATGGGTGGAATAACTTTGAAAATAACATTATCATAAAAAGATTATGTCAAAAGATATAGAAAACAAAGAGCCTAAGTTCAAGGCTGAATCCAGTAAGAAATCATTAATTGCTAAAAAAGATCATGTTATCTTGCATAATGAGTATAAACTGGTAATAAAGGAAGGAGATGACCTTTCAAAGAAGAATATTCCTGAAATTTACATCCCCACTTTAAAAACAGAAAAAGTAATTTAATAGGTAAAAAAAATGTCAAATCAAAATTCAATCTTCGGAGTTCACAGTATTACACCATATGATTTATCAAATGGTAAACCTTTATCAGTATCACCTTTTAAAGTTGCTGGTACTTTCTCAGTAAATGTTACACAAGAAATAATAGAATTAAATGGTGGTTCAAGTTTTGATGCTTGGGACACGGAATTAGGAGCAAGAACTTTTGAAGGTTCTATGTTGTTAAGAGAATACCCAAGTGCATTAATCGAAATTGCAACTGGCCAAGCTCCAACTGTAAATGCAGCCGAGGCGAGTGGTTCAGTATCAGGTTTAAGGAATGTGAGTGGAGCTTCTGCATTTGATGCAACTACAGGTATTGCATCGGTTGGTGTAAAATCTGGTTCTGAAATTGACGTACCTTTTGGAACTTACATAATTGAAGCCGTGAGTGCAACTACTGTTGATATATATGTTCAAAGTGACGTTGATTTTGCGCAAGGAGCTGATAAGGCTTATGTTTCTGGTTCTCAAAAAATCAATGATACACCTTTAACTATTACTGGAACTGGTGGTACAACTGATATTGCTGATTTTGGATTAGAAATTACTGGTGGATCTGGTACGGTTGGTTTCACTGTTGGTGATACTGCGGTGTTTACTTCACGTCCAATCAATTCATCTTCTAGAACTGTTAATATTGGTTCTCCATTATCTAGACCTAAAAACATTGGTTTAATAGCTAACACTCAAAGAAAATCAGATGGAAGTATGTATGAAATAAATATCTACAATGCTTTAGTTGGTGGTCTTCCGATAACTATGGGAGAGAAAGCTTTCTCTGAGGCTGAATTAACTTTTAAAGCAAAAAGAGCTATAGACATCTTCACAGGAAACGAAGGGCTTTATTCACTAGAACAAGTGATCTCTACTAGTGCTTGCTAGTCATGGCTAAAACAAAACTGCAAGAGTTCTTGACCCCAAAAAGAACTCTTGCTCTCCAAAACAAAAAAGGAACTATAACTAACCAATATCGTTTAGGCCATTATAGCTTAGGTTTTCAAAGTCTTCTTTACCTAGAATTTGCCACAGAGGCAGAGGAAAATGGTATACAAAATTTCGTCAATAGAATTTCTAATAACGACCCTAAGGCTTGTTTAAAAGGAATTTATTTATTAATTGAAGACAAAGAGGACTTCCCATTATTTGAAGACTTCTTAAAATTCATGGAAAAATTTGATGCTCCTATTCATGAGATCCAAATATTATTGATGAAAGTTATCAATGATAGCATCCCACGTTTTGGAAAAAAAAAAGCATACATACCTCTAACACACATGATATTTCTGATGATAGCTGCTGGGCTATTATTTATGATGTAGTATCCAAACGGTATAATTATACCATTGAGCAATTCAGTCAGCTTAGTATAAAGCAAATATATATCTTAACAAAAACAATAAACCAATCTATCATACAGGAAAGAAAGTATGAAGCAGCTTTGCATGGTAAAAAAATGAAAGATGATCCTTCTCATTATACAGATGAAGAGGATTATGAGGTAGATGAAAAGGCTGAGTCCATACTTGATAAAATATCAAAGGAACGATTTGAAAAAAGATGGCAAACAAAAACAACCTAACAATAACCATCAATGCTAATAATGAGCAGTTCAAAAAGAGACTTGCCGAGGCAAAGCTGGAGACCGAAAAACTACAGAAAAACTTCGGTAAATTAACGAAAGCATCTGGAATAGCTTTCACTGCAATATCTGCGGCTCTTACAGGTACGGTTCTAGCATTTAGAGGGTTTCAAAAAGATTTCACTCAGGTAATTACTTTATTAGATAAATCCAGTTTTGCTGCGAAAGATTTAAAAAGTGGTATTGCTGGATTGAAGCAAGGTGTTCTTGAATTAAGGGCGGCTAGTGGAGAAAGTTTTGAGACATTAAATAAAGGATTATTTGATTTAATTTCCGCAGGAGTACCAGCAGAACAAGCAATCCAATCTTTGAGGAGTGCTACAGAATTAGCAGCGGCAGGTGGTACGGATGTTGCAACGGCGGTAGATGCAATCACCACTTCAATAAATGCTTTTGGATTAGAAGCAGAAGATGCCACAGAGATTTCACAGAAATTTTTCTTAGCGCAAAAAAATGGTAAAACCACAGTTGCTGAATTATCAAATAGCTTAGGTGTAGCTGCATCAAATGCAAATTCTTTTGGTGTTTCATTGGATGAAGTATTGGCAGCAACCGCAGCTACTACCCTTGCTGGTAAAAGTACCTCTCAAGCCCTCACAGGATTAAACCAGGTTTTCGCCAATATTGCCAAGCCAACTGCTGATGCAGCCGCTGAGGCTGAGAGGTTAGGAATCCAATTCGATAGTGCGGCTTTGCGTTCAAAAGGTTTAGGAGGATTCTTGAATGACCTAGTAAATGCTGAGGGTTTTACCTCTGCCTCAATAGAGAAATTATTTGGTTCTGTCGAAGCGATGGGTGTGGCATTTGCTTTAACTGGAGAGCAAAACAAAGATTTTAATAGCACACTCAAGCAATTACAAGATGAAGCTAAGCTTGCAGAGACTTTCAATAAAGCATTAGCAGAATCTAATGCAACCGTAGATAAAGCATTTGCTAAATTAGGTGGTTCAATCCAAGCAGTATTTGTAACTCTTGGTTCTAAGTTTGCACCTATAGTTATCAAAGTAGCTGAGTCTCTTACCAATCTTGCTAAAACAATTCAAGGATCTAGTGATAGAACTTTAACAATCATTAAGAACACCACTATATTTGCCGCTGCTCTTGCAGGTTTAGCTACAGTAATAGGAACAGTAGGGCTTGCATTAATCCCTCTTAGGAACGGCTTAAAAGCACTTGGTGTTTCATTTGCATTTACAGGAAATGCGGCCAGGCTTTTTTGGATTGCGGTTTCTGGTCCAATAGGAAAGATAGTTACAGGGATAGGTCTTGTTGTTGCTGCTACTGTAAGTTTAAGTAAAGCATTTGCAAAGAGCCCAGAAAAAGACCTCAAAAAAATTACTAAAGAATTATCCAAGATAGAGGAGAAAGAAAGAGGTTTGCAGGCAGTTATAGAAACAGGCTCGGAAAAACAATCATCTAGAGCACAAAAGCGATTAACAGCATTAGCTTTAGAGAAGCAAAAATTAGAAGAAATTAGGAATGAATTAAGTGCATCAATAAGTAAAGATCAAGTTGGAGCATTACTTGAAGAGAGGAAGGTAAAGATTCAAGAGTTGCAAACTGAGCAAGGAAAATTAGCTGAACAAGTTCTGGCGCAAGATGGAGCGGTTAGTGAGAGGGCTGCTACAAGATTAACAATGATAGATGAAGAGATTGCAAAGCTTCGTGAATTAAATGAGGTTGCATCTCAAGGAGGCGGTGGTGGCTCAGAAGGGGAAGCCGCACCCGCAGAAGAGGGAGCGCAAGAGGAAGGTGATTCAGGAGTAGAGAAGGCAAGAGCGGCGAGTGAGGAAAAAGTAAGTATTGCAGCGCAAGAAACCAACCTTAAGATCGAGAATGCTAGACGTGAAGCGGAAGTTCTAAGGGAAATAAAAGCTGGCGCATCAGAAGAAGAGGTCGCAGGTTTAAGAGAGAAAAATGCTCTAATAGCTGAAGAGGAAGCAATAAAGCTGCAAAATGAATTACTTAATGCAGAGAAGAAAACAGAAGGTTTAACAGAGCAACGTGAACTAGAAATTGAAAAACAGTTAGAACTCAATGAGTTAGAGCTAGAAAATCTAGTGTCACAGAAGAAGCTTTTGAATGAAGTTAAAGAAGAGGATCGAATAGCAGACCAAGAAGCAAATGCTTTGATTCGAGAAATAGAAGAGGAAGAGAATATAAAATTCAATGAGCAAGAGATTAAAATGCTCAAAGCCCAAATGAAAGGGAAGAAAGAAATCACCGATAAATTTCTTTTAGATACAGTTAAAAAGAAGAGAAAAGTTGATGCTCAATTTCTCAAAGATGAGAAGGCTCTAGGTACAAAAGTTGCAAAAATGCAAGCTTTCTTTAGGTCAGAAGAAGGAAAAGCAGTTAGTAAAGGCTTAAACGATTTAGCATCTTTAAGGAATGCAGAAAGCAAGAAGGCGCAAAGAGTAGGTAAGGCGGCAGCCATAGCAGAGGCTACTATCAACACTTTTAAATCAGCTACAGCGGCCTTTTCGGCTATGGCTGGGATTCCTATTGTAGGGCCAATACTAGGGGCGGTCGCAGCAGCGGCAGCAGTAGCAGCGGGGTTTGTGCAAATACAGAATATAAAATCAACCCCAATCTCTGGAGCGGTGAAAGGTGGTTTAGTGCAAGGGGGTGTTACAGGTCAAGATACTGAGCCTTTCATGCTAGCTAAAGGTGAGTCTGTAATCCCTGCGAACATCACACCAGAATTATTTAACACCTTTGAGCAATTAAAAGAACTTAAATCAAATGGTGGGTTAATCAGTAGTTTAGCTAAGGCTACGATATTACAACCAGCTTTAGAAACTACGACTGTGATTAATGAGGAAAATATTGAAAATGTTTCTAAAACAATTGAAGATACTCAAGATGAGTTAGAGCCTCAACAAATAATGGTAGATGTAGAAATCCAAGAAGATGCTGCGGACTTTATCACAGCGCAACAAAGAGAAAATGAACAACTCGGAATAGGTATATTATAATGGCAATCACAGGAGGCATAAAATTTTTCAAGCAAAGTAAAGCTTTATTTGTTAATGATGGAACGGCAGTTGCATCTACTAATACGGAAGCGGCCAAGAATGTTTTGAGTAGCAATAAATTTATTCGCTGGACCTCTTCAGGATCAGATGATACCACCACTGAAACCATCACGATTACTTTCCCAAGTGCAACAATTGACAGGGTGTTTTTAATAGATACTAACTTTAAAGAATTTACTATAAAGTATGATGTAGGTGGAACCCCTACGGACTTCACAGATGTATTGGGATTAGATGGTTCACAATCTGTAATTGCAGAAACGGTATATGCAAGAGACACAGCATATTATGAGGTTGACCCAGTAACTACTACAAAAATTTATATCACCGCTACAAAGAGCCAAGTGGTAGATGCTGAAAAATCTCTAGAAAGATTTTATGCTACTGAGGAAATAGGAACATTTCAAGGATATCCACTTGTTACACCTGAAACTTTGAATCCTAATATCAATCAGCAAAAAGTTTTATCTGGGAATTTGAATGTTCAAAAAAGATTAGAAACCTTTGAATGTGGTTTGAAGTTTAAGAATTACCCACCAATACAAAATGATTATGATATTACCTTAGATATTCAAAGGCGCACCAGTAGTTTTTTAATATGGTTATGTGGCGGAAAATTCGGAACTAGTTTTAATATGGTTAGAGAAAATTGGGATTTAAAGAATGTTTATAATGTTCAGGCCGTGGGGAAGCTATCTCCTAGATGGAATAATGGTATATACTTAGCCGGATTTAGTGGTAGTATAAAGATTAATCAAGCAACTGAGGTTATATAATGTCATCTCTATTGCAGTATAAAGTTTTAATAACGCCTCTAATTGCAAAGAATGTTTACGGTGACACCATAGATATTACAGAGGATGTAGATATTTCTGAGTTTGTCAGTGAAAAAGGAATAGGTAAGATTAAACAGCAAATTGATAATGGTGATTATGAGTTTGGTATATTTTCATTTAGTGATATTTCTCTAAAATTAATAAATTATGATGGAAGATTTAATGATGAAAATAGTTCCGCCTCTATATTTTCTTATAGGCGAGACTTAGCAAAGGTAAAGGTTCAGTTCGTTAATACTACAGGGACATCAACCATTTCCTTCGATGGGTTATTGAATGATGAGGCATCAAGGCAAGACCATAACAAAGGAACTGTAAAATTTAAGATTCTCTCATCATCATCAATTTTTAAGAAAACAAAAGTACCTGCTGGAGTTGTAACTAATGGAATGACATTTTCCACAGCAATAAAAAGTATTTTAAATATTACAGATATAACCGCTGTCTTGACATTTGATCCAACTAAAATAAGTGTTGGATTAGATTTGACAATAGATGATGGTACAAAATTTGATGATAAAACAGTTAAGGCAGCTCTAAATGATTTGTTGTTAGTGAGTAGTTCTATTTTATATATTGACTCATCAAACACTATAATAGTTTCTACCAGAGCAGAGGACACCGAAGCCCCACTTCATAACTTTTACGGAGGAAATGATTTATTCGGTAGAGAAAATATTTTGACTTTAAAGAAGTATAATAATGGGCTTCATAGAATGTTTAATAGCTTGGTGATAAATGGAACTTCAACTGAAGATTTGATTTCAATAAATAGATTGGGTATCAGACAAAAATCTTTGAGCTTCGATTTTATGACAAATTCTAGCAAATATTTACCTATAGGGAATGCAATATTAGATGATTTTAGAAATCTGCGTGCAGAGATGGAAATTGAAGTTAGGTCAGAAAATGTTACGAATTTAAAAATATTGGATTTAGTAATAGTGGATATGACTGCCGTTTCAACTCCAGCAGAAGGGGAGGATTACTTTCCTTTGTATGGAATATCAAAATATGGTGAAGATAAATATCCTTTAGTCACTAGCCCAATACCAATAAGAAATACGGATCTATTTAAAGTGATAGGTATATTTGAGGATCCTAAAAAGTTTTCAACTACTTTAAAACTTAGGGCAACGGGTAGGGCATTACAAGGAAGTAATGATGATCTTCCAGTATATGGACAAGCAAAGTATGGACAAAATGAATATCAAAGTATATCATGATTTTCCTTAGCTAAATAAAGATTATAGATCATGGCAGAAACCAATATATCAGCAGACAAAACCACCGGCCAAGTAGTAGAGGCAGAACACGTCAATGAATTAAAAAACGCAATAGTTACAATATTTTCAGGTCGTGACTCTTCGGGTACTTTAGCAGCTAATCAACAATTAGGAAGTGCAACATATCCATGGGGATTAGCATATATAAATAGCTTAATAGTAAATGGAAGTTTAATTGATTTCACTACATTAGCAGTCGAATCAAATATTATACAATCAGGAAAAACTAGGGCAACGAGTGAGCTACCTGATTTTATAAGGGCCACAGGGTCAACAAATAGTGCTACGATAGAAGGGGCAACCACAAGTTTAATTGCTGTAATTAGTGGGGTCACAACCACCGTAAACACAGATATCGTTATAAGCTCTTTAACCACCGCTTCAAGTGGTGCGGCTAGTGAATGTTTAGTTAATGATACGACTTTGACGGATCAATTATTTACTAAATATTTAGGAGATAGTGGCACATCAATAACGGTTGATACCATGGGTGCTAACATCACGGCCAGGATTGGAGAATATGTTTGCTTAAAGGGAGCTACAGAATACATGTTAGCCTATGTAGAAAGTGCAACAAAATTAACTAATATCAAAAGAGGTTTCTTTCTAGATTCATCTGGTAGCCCAGTTGTTAGAGAAACTTTGGCTAACAATGATACTCTATCATTAATGTCTCTAGGTTGGGTTTTTGTTGAGAATAATGGCACAACTGTCGATGTTACATATAATGCCCCTATTTATGATTATGCTCAACCATCTGGCCCAGCAACGGGGGATTATTGGTTCGACTTACAGAATAAAGAATGGAGAAGATATAACGGAGCAGATTTTATTGTAATTAATAGAATTTTAATAGGAGCCGTGGTTATAGATACCGCAAATTGTGTAGCTAGTAGATCAATAGATTTTGATCTTGGTTACGAAGAGGTTAATTCAATTACTTTTGATGAAGTGCCATTTAGTACGGAGATTGTAAAATCTGCTACAAATAATAATATGATTTCTGTAAATGGGAATATATTAGAACAAAAAATAAGTAAGGTTGAATATAATATAACTACTGATTTGGATAGTGGGGTTTC